TTTCTAAATAGTGTATTGCTTTCTTAATATCTTCTTCCTTTCCTTTTACAGAATGCCTGCAAATATATTTTATAGCATTCCCTTCTGCAAACAAGAGTTTATTTTCATTAATAAACTCTGCTGGTTGAATCTTCATTGATCGATAGTGCTTCCCACCTACCTGCTCTTCTAATGAAGAGTATGTTGTTCCTTTAAATATATCTTTGTGTGTCATCTTACTCCTAACGTGTATTTATCTTGTGATGCTATTGTCCAACAGTCAAATCTACCTCGACTGTATGCTACGTATTTTAATCTTAACTGACTAAAATAATTTTCTGGTCTAAATCTCGATTCATCAACAATGACGTTATCAAAAGTCAAACCTTTTACTGTGTGTATGTTTGCGTATTTAACTCTGATGTCTCCGTCTAAATCGCAATTGTTTTGTAATATTTTTTTAATATACAAAATTCTATCTTCATCTGTTTTTGTTCTTATCAATGCAAAATCTATTTGAGATTTAGCATTCTTTTTTAAATATTCATTATTAATCAGATAATCTATTGTGTATTCTCTATCTACCCACTCTTCAAAAGTCTCATCTCCTTTTCCATGCACTATAACTTTACTACCTATATAACTCCAAAAATCTTTTATTTGTTTTAATGGCATAGGTCTGCCTTTTGCAAACTTTGGCCAAAGTTTATGACATCTTAATTCTTTTTTTGGTACGTGAGCCGTGTTCCCTACATGTGCAAACTCTATACCATGTTGCTTTAAAAATTTTTTAACCCATGAATCAGATGGTTTTTGTCTGTATGTAAATAAAAAAGTTTGATCAGTGTTTCTTATTTTTTCTAATAGCTTATTTGTTGCACTACATTTATTAATTAAATTAGGTAAATGATAATGATTGCCAACAATGTGAGTTGCTTTCCATATTCTATGAGTTTCATAACTATCCCAAATAGGCTTTATAATTTTTTTACATAAAGTATTTATAGTTCTACTACACCTATGTCCTTGCTCTAATTCTTTTGCACCTTGTGATAATTTATAGAATTCATCTGCATCTGCACCTGCCCATTCAAATATAGTTTGATCAGGATCACCTACAAACCAATATTCTTGTGCATTGGTTGCAATCTTATCTAGTGCTATCTTCTGTGTCTTATTACTGTCTTGTGCTTCATCTACTATCAAAGCATCTATGTTTGGTTCTACTGCTTTATCTATAAATCTTTTTATCATGTCGTGAAAATCTAGTTTACCATTTTGTTTATTGTATTTTTCTACAATCTCTAACATAGATTCTATATCTGTTACGGAATAGCCGTTGTATTTTTTATCAGACTTTTTCCAATGTTCTTTTAAAGATCTATTAAATCCATATGCTTCTCTAACAAATTTAAAATATCCATGTTCTCTATTATCAAACTGTGACTGTGTAACTTTGTGTCTTTGAAACACAGAATCTATTCTGCATAAATTTTTATAATCATCGTAGTCAAGAACTTGTTCTCCAATGGTTGCTTTGTTTTTACAATAGTGATGTATTGTACAAATGTTATGTTCTAATGCTTTTTTAGTAACACCCTGCATCTCTGGTAATTTTAATATTTCATCTTTAATTTCATCTGCTGCAACATTAGTGTGAGATAGAATTATAATTTTTTTGTAATCAAATTTTTTTAACAACTCTGTATATTTACTTGTAATAAACGTAGAAGTTTTACCTGTACCTGGAGGACCCACCATAAATTGAAGCTTACTCATTAGTAATCTCCTTGTATTCTCCTTCAACAATTAGATCTTCAACATCTACTGTTTGATTTATCATACGCCATGACACACAAGACTTACCATCAAACTTACCGTGATTCTTTTTTGCTTTAAGTATACTTTGACATTTTATAACTAGATCTACTCTTGGTAAATTTACTTTCTGTCTGTGTAAGTAATCTTCAAACTTATCTAAACTAAATTCTAATATATTTTTACCCATGTTAAAATAAGGCAAACCAAAGTTTGCTAGTTCTTTTTTATTTGTATATGCTTTTTCTTCTGAAATATAATTTCTAAAATGTTTTTTAAATCTTAAATCTTCTTCTGCATCTTCAACATAATCTTTTGACTTTTCTCGTGCTTCATACTTTCTACGCATAATCTCTTCAAAGTCTGCAGCTTTCATCTCCGGAATCCAAACAGATGCTTTACTAATTACAGCATCATAAAATAATTTTTTATTACGAAGTGTGGGACCGTCAACTGTAATAGTTTTTTCGACGGCCTCACCTTGAACTACAGCATTTATTTTTACAAAATACCTATCACTGCCATATTCTATTATCTGTCCAATAGATTGTTTTGCTTCTTCGCTTGTAGCTTCTTGTACACCAATCCAACTAAATAATGTTGCTATTGTTTTTGTAGAGCACCCAATGATCTCTGCAAGTTTTGGCATACCAAATTTTCTGTTTGCTTTTTTGTGTGTCGTTCCTTTTTTCTTTCTTTTTTCTGCCTCTTCGTCTTTTGCTGCAACAGCAATTTTGTAAACAAAATCATCTATGTCATCTACATTCCACTCTGTATGTTTTAACAATACGCCTGCCATAGCAGTACAATAATCATCTCTCTGTCCTGATCCTGCGTATGTAATACAAAGAGCTGCAGCCAAAGCAATCTTACCAAGATCAACTTTAATATTACCTGGATATTCATCAATACCTTCGTACTTGACCCATTTAACAACCTCATTTGTTGTATGATATTTTGTTTCTGGAACTAATGTGTATTTGTTTGCGCCATGTCTTATCTCGCAAAGAGTTGCTCCATGACCATAATCTTTGTAATAATTTTCTAATTCTTTTGGTAATGCAAATTTTTTATAATCTGATGTGCCAGACCAAAGATAATGACTTGATGGGTTATTTCTTCTACCAAATATTGCGCCACATGATTTTATGTGATCACTTGTAAATCTTTTAACAACAGGATTGTCGATATCAAAATCTATGTATTGATCTAATCGAAGTCCTATTTGTTTTGTTGTGTGTTCTATTCTCCATTCTTCTTTCGTAATCTTAAAATCAGGGTCGGACCATTTTTCAACCACCGCCTGCTTTGTATCGCAGGGTATGATCACCCGTCCCAGATCTATCCAATCCTCGTACGTAACCGGAGCTTTATTTATCTTATCATTCATAAATTAAAAAGTGGGCGTATCCACTCTCGCTTCGACGCCCACTACCTAGGATACTATAAATTCAAAGATTTTTTAGTTTCTTCTTGAACTTCAGGTTTTGCTTGGATCTCACCCTTACCTACAGAATCTGCAAAAGATTTTGCCATATCATAGATAGCTTTATCTGTGACTGGTCCTACTTTTGACACATCCCAACCGAACCATGTTCCTTTGTCATTAGACATCTGAACAGTGGATAGATTATAAATGTGGCTGTAAGTTGGCGGAGTAAACAAACCATTTTTACCCTGCATCTTCAAACCCATCATCATTGAGTTCCATTTTCTACTAACTTTAAGTTGAGTAGATTTCATAGAAATCAAAGCTGTCTCTGGGTTATCACCTACGATTAGTACAAAGTGACTAGCTGTATTATCAAGATAGTTTCCGTTTGGTAATCTATCTTTATAATCTTTACCTCTAGTTGTTTGACTTACAATATCACTATCTGCATCGTGAATTGCAACAGGTGCACCACTGCTGGTACCTCTGTCTTGCCATTCAATGTACTGTCGTTTGTAATGACATGGTACAACAGAAATTTTGTCGTACAATGCATTAGTTACAGTGTTGATTATTTTGCCTGGCTCTGCGCCCTCGACATATTTACCATCTCTTTTGTTTACCTCTGGAGATAGTTGTCCCAAAATTTTTAAGAATGGTAACGCAAGATCTTCTTGCGAAATATTCTGGGCTCCTTGTTGTGCATCTGCTTCCATATCAAATGTAGCTAATGCACCATTCTTTTTTTCTGTTACTTGGTTCATGTTTATTTGTTCCTTTTTATTGTTGTCTTATTCTCCGAGAATACCCCGAAGATTTCCGTTGGCATTTCTTTACCTGCCTCAATACGCTCACGGACTAACGCTTTCAAAGTCATGGGTTCTACCTTCATCTTTTGTGTCGGTTGGAACCCTTGACCTTTTGCAAG